ATATCGGCCAGGTACTTGGTGTATTTATTGCAAGGGAGGTTAAACCCGGCGGCTGGCGATATACAGGAACGCCACGGGAATTAGCGCAACTACGTTTCCTCGAACTGGTGGCATCAATCGGCGGAGACGCCTGTTTTGTTACCGGGGAGGGTACGTTATGAAAGAACTTGTAGGGCTATCCGGGGGTAAAGACTCGACAGCAACTGCGTTAAGATTAAAAGATCTGTATCCTAAAAGGGACTACGTTTTTTTCTGTACGCCGACAGGTGATGAGTTACCCGAGATGAAAACGCACTGGAAAAAATTAGAGTCTATACTCAAACAACCGATTGTATATTTAACGGACCCAAAATATCCAACAATTTTTAAGCTAATCGAGCATTTTAAAGCATTGCCCAATTATCATCAGAGGTGGTGTACTCGGATATTAAAGATTGAAGTGGCCCAAACCTTTTACAATCAGTTTGACTCAGCAGTTGTCCATATAGGTTTAAGAGCTGATGAGCCAACACGAAAAGGCCATACTTTATACGATGAAAATATAAAACAAAATTTCCCATTGCGCGACTGGGGCTGGGGTATTGACGAGGTTTGGGATTATTTAAATTACCATAAAATTGAAATACCTCGTAGAACTGATTGCGCCATGTGTTTTTATCAACGCATTGGTGAGTGGTGGATGCTTTGGAAAGAACATCCTTTATATTTTAAAAGAATATCAGACCTTGAAGACGAATTAGCCCATACATTAATGACCCCCGGTAAGCATAAAGTATGGCCACATAAGTTATCTGATCTGTCTACTGAGTTTAAAAAAGGCCGGGAGCCACGAGAAATAAAATCAGGCCGTAAGATAGGTTGTAGAGTGTGTAGTCTTTAAAAACATTTTATATTGACAGTTAGCTACATACCGCGTACTGTTCGGGAAACTAAGGAGTTTAAAATAATGGATGAAATTAAAAAAATTGCTATAAAAATGATTAACGCCGAGGGTATTATTAATCTGTCCAGAGCTGGCCTGTGTGAGCGCGTCGGTATTGCTGACGGCTCATTCCCGTACGTAATGGGCTGTACTTTTTCACAATTTCTTGAAGATTTACGCGCGGAAGGCTTTGTCGGGCCATTAAAAAAAGCTATTAAAACCCGGACAAACCCGTCATTACGTAAAGAACATATCCTTAAAATGGCGCTTGACGTAGCCAAAGCCACAGGGTACGCGGTTATGACGCGGGAACAAATAGCAGAGGCCGCTGGAGTATCAGCCAGCCTGATTTCACAATATTACAGTATGCCTGACTTGCGCAAGGCCGTTATGGTCCGGGCTGTAACGCTTGAAGTATTTGAGGTTATCGCCCAGGGGCTAACGGCTAAAGACCCGACGGCTATAGACGCGCCCTCTCCCTTGCGTAACGAAGCTATAAAACATCTCGCTAACTCTTAAATAAGGGGCGTCTAATATGAGGCAGTTACCTAAAGCGCTCGCCCCTCTGGCGGGTTACGCTCAATTTGTGTTACGTAAGGGCAAAATGCCTGTTGACTATCGAACAGGTACGACCGGGGACGCTCAAGACCCCGGCGCGTGGTTAACAGCCGAAACGGCTATTAAGACCGCAAGCCGGTACGGGCCGGAATACGGTATAGGCTTTGTTTTTACCGAATCAGACCCTTTCTTTTTCCTCGATACTGACGGATGCCTGTCTCAAGACGGTAAACAATGGACGACAGCGGCCCAGGATTTAACGTCTCGACTGCCCGGCGCGGCGGTAGAAGTTTCTCAATCCGGTAAAGGGCTGCATATTTTTGGGACATACACAGGGGCGGCCCCGGACCATGCCTGCAAAAATATACCGCAAGGAATTGAGCTTTACACAAGCGGGCGTTTTGTAGCATTGACCGGAGACCGGGCCGCTGGATCTGCTGAAACAGATTGCACGGTCGCCCTGGCCGGAATTGTGGCCACATACTTTCAGCCGCGCGTGTCGGATACCGGGCAAGACTGGACAACTGAACCAGTATCGGAATATACCGGGCCAACTGACGACGATAAATTAATTAAACAGGCCTGCAGCGCTAAGTCGGCGGGTTCGGCTTTTGGTGGTGCGACAGGGTTCAAAGCACTCTGGGAAGCTGACGAGGACGTCTTGGGTGCTTCCTATCCGGACGCTGGAGACCGTGGCCGGTCGTATGATGATAGCAGCGCCGACGCCGCCCTTGCCCAGCACTTAGCATTCTGGACGGGTAAGAACTGTGAACGAATGCTTGAGCTGATGAAACGGTCGGCGCTTGTCCGTGATAAATGGGAGCGCGAGGACTATCTCACCCGGACCATATTAAAAGCCGCCTCGATGCAAGAAACTGTTTACTCAGTCGGTAGCGGCGGGGAAGCTGTAACAGGATTAAAAGGATCCAAGAAACAGCAAGACTTTGCGGCACAGGTACGCGCTAACAAATTGGCCGAATGTCATGGCGACGCTGAAACGGTCGCTATTCTATCTGTTAAAACCGGGCCGGTTACAGAATCTAATTTCTGGCTTGAAAATAAAGACAAGTCCGCTTCAGAACTGGCCGCTATGGTTAAGCCTATAAAATCCGCAACGGATCCAATGGGCGGACAGTCCGGGCCGGAAATTACAACGGGTTATCAGTACTTAGGTCCGACTCAACAGACAGAATATTTTAACGGGTGCGTTTATATTCAAGATGAACACAAGGTTTTTATTCCGTCCGGAGCTTTGCTCAAAGCGGAGCAATTTAACGCGACGTACGGCGGGTACGTGTTCCAGCTTGAAGATTCCGGCAATAAGTCCACAAAGAAGGCCTTTGAAGCTTTTACAGAGTCTCAGGTCGTAAGATATCGGAAAGCTGAGTCAACATGTTTTAGACCGGACCAACCGCCGGGCGCTATCATCAAACGCGATGGCCGACAGCTTGTTAATATTTATACACCGGTCGTGACCGCGAGGACGCATGGGGACCCAGCGCCATTTTTAAAACATCTTGCTCTTATCCTTCCGGATAAAAATGACCAGGCTATACTAATGGCCTACCTTGCCGCTTGCGTCCAGCACAAAGGCGTTAAATTTCAATGGGCGCCATTATTGCAAGGCGTGGAGGGCAACGGCAAGACTCTGTTTACACGATGTGTGGCCGCAGCAATTGGAGAAAAATATGTACATATGCCGCCAGCTTCGGAAATTAGCGAAAAATTTAACGCCTGGTTATTTGATAAGCTGTTTATCGGCGTCGAAGACATTTATGTCCCTGACCAAAAACGGGAATTGATAGAAGTCCTTAAACCGATGATAACGAATGAGCGTTTACCATGTCGGGCTATGCAGCAGGCACAAGTTATGAAAGATTGCTGCGCTAATTTCCTTTTTAATTCGAATCATAAAGATGGGGTACGTAAAACCCAAAATGACCGACGATTTGCAACGTTTTTTACAGGCCAGCAGCTCCATTGCCACCTGGAGCGTGACGGCATGGTCGGCGATTATTTTCCGGATTTATATAAATGGCTCAGAAGTGGGGGTTACGCAATTGTAACAGACTTATTGTACAGCTATGAGATACCGGACGAATTAAACCCTGCGACAAGCTGTCACAGAGCGCCTGTAACGTCAACGACCGATGTGGCTATACAAGCGGGTCTGGGCGGCGTTGAACAAGAAATACTTGAAGCTATTGACGAAGACCGTCCAGGCTTTGCAGGCGGCTGGGTATCGTCAGCAGCGCTTGAAAATATGCTCAAGATGATGAGGCGGGAAACATCGATACCACATAACAAACGGCGGGATCTGCTCATATCGTTAGGGTACGACTGGCATCCAGCGCTTAAGCAGGGGCGCGTTAATAATATTGTAATGCCGGACGGTAAAAAACCGAGATTATTCATAAAGATAGGGCACATAGCCAATAACATTGAGTCCCCGGCCGCTGTCGCTAAAGCGTATGAAGAGGCACAGAGCGCAGCTATGGTAGGCGCCGGGACAGGTAAAGCAGCGGAGGTATTTAAGGATGGCTGACCAAGTTAAGCACCCGGATCATTACAAAGCGTACCCTATGGAAGTTATTGACATAATAAGGCACATACTTGGACCGGAGGGGTTCAAAGCGTATTGTGTTGGAAACGAGATAAAATACCGACTTCGGGCGGGGCTTAAAGAGGGTAACGACGCGGAACAGGATATTAACAAGGCGTTACAGTATTATAAATTTAGGACAGATGGGGGGTGATGCAGGAATAAAATAAAATGGCTTCTTTTGAGAGGCGGCACCCAAATTGAAGAGGGGGCCGCCTTTTTCGTTATACTGGCTCAAACGTTTCTCAAACA